AAATAGCCGAAGATATCATCAGCAAACTGAAGTGAGGTAAGCATGATAAGCATCTCAACCATCATAATCATCTCATTGGTCGTGGCATCTCTAAGCCTCAAGGGTGCGGATAGGTGGTGTGCTGTGATCTATACCTTATGCGCGGTTATCCACGCTGTATTGAGTGCTGACCTCCCAGGGTTGATATACTTCGGATCTGCTGCAATGCTAGACCTCTGTATGATAGTCGCTCTTACTTGTTACATACCTAAATCCAGTCTATCCGAGAAGCTAACCATGTTGAGCTTTCTGTCCATTTGGATTAACTTTGCAGGATGGACGATGTGGATGATCTCTGCGCCATTCCAGTACTATGCAACCATGATGATGATTTTATACGGTGCCGCTATATTTGTCATAGGCACAGGCCGGAGGGTGTCCAATGCTGTTTCTGATAGAGTGGATAGAGGGGCTAGTAACCTTCACCCTAATATTGTTCCCGGCATGTCATGCGGTAAGGGGGGTGTTAATTGATAGGCGAATACGCAAGAGCTGTGTACAATTCTCCGACGACTGCCGGGGTTGTATCGGGTGCGACTCTTATCGAAAGCTTTAATCAATGGCTGCAGGTGTTGCCGATCAAGATGCCTGCCCTATCCCTAGTTGCAGGCTTTGTTTTGTCATGTGTCCTGATAGCTAACCACATTAAGAGATTCAAGGTTCAAACTATAGAGGAGCACAACAAGGTTATCGAAGGCGAGAACGCCAAGCTAGAACAACAGAAACTGAAACTTGAGATAGCAGAGATAAAACGAAAGTCGGTGAGTTATGCCTAAGGACTATTCAGATAAAGTCAAAAGGTATATTGCCGTTTATGATGGTGATGTAGAGAAGGCCGCTGACGTAGCCGGACTTTCCTACGGCTACTGTCGAAACCTTATGACAAAATGTGACATCCTGAAAGTTATAGAAGATAGGAACGTCGCAACAAATAGCCCTCTCATCGCCACACGTCAACGCAGACAAGAGTTCTGGACTGAGACAATGGAAGATGACAAAGGCGAAATGAAAGACCGTCTAAGGGCATCTGAGCTACTTGGCAAGTCTGAAGCTGACTTCACCGAGAAGGTGGACCATTCCAGCAAGGATGGCTCCATGACTCCACCTACAACTATTCAAATAATGTCACTAACCAATGACGATAGCACAGATTAAGTTACCCCCTAAACTTTTGCCGGTATTTGGTCCTCCTCGCGGAGAGCTGAGATATCGGGGGTCATACGGTGGACGTGGATCAGGTAAGTCTTTCTCTTTTGCTCTCATGGCTGCGGTTATGGGTTACGCTGAACCCCTCAAGATCCTGTGTACCAGAGAATTCCAAAACTCAGTCAAAGATTCATTCCATGCCGAGGTCAAGGGTGCCATTCAATCTACCCCCTGGCTGGCTGATGCGTATGATGTTGGTATTGATTACATCAGGGGCAAGAATGGAACAGAGTTTATATTTCGTGGTCTTCGCAACAATATCAAATCCATAAAGTCCATGGCCCAGATTGATATCTGCATAGTTGAGGAAGCTGACGACACCCCCGAACAGTCATGGATAAACTTGGAGCCGACTATACGAGCTGCAAAGTCTGAAATATGGGTAATTTGGAATCCTTCAACAGACAACAGTCCAACAGATCGACGGTTTAAAAAGCGTACACCTCCACGCTCAATGATCGTTGAAATGAACTGGCAGGACAACCCAGCTTTCCCGAAGGTTCTTAACGAGCAGAGACTTGACAACCTCAAGACAATGGACGACTCCACGTATGCCCACATCTGGGATGGGAAGTACATGGAGAGGTCCAAGGCTCAAATATTCCGTGACAAGTACAGGGTAGAAGAGTTCACGCCGGCGCATGATTGGGATGGACCATACCAGGGCCTAGACTTCGGATTTTCTCAAGATCCTACAGCAGGGGTTAAGTGTTGGGTTTTCAACCGATGCCTTTATATCGAACATGAGGCCGGACAGGTTGGACTTGAGCTTGATGATACTTCGGAATTCATAAACGGAGAGATCACGGGGTTTGAAAACCACACAATCCGGGCAGACTGTGCTAGACCTGAATCTATTAGCTATCTAAAGCGCAAAGGTATGCCGCTTATTGTTGGCGTCGAGAAGGGTAAAGGGAGCGTCGAAGATGGTATCGAACACATTAAATCATACAGCAAAGTAATTATCCATGAACGGTGCAAAGCAGTCACTGAAGAGTTTCGGCTGTATAGCTACAAGGTGGACAGGCTGTCGGGTGACGTGCTAAATATCATTATTGATGCTAATAACCACTATATTGACGCTATAAGATACGCATTACAGCCGGTGATGAAAAACGCAATGACAGACTACGGGGCCATACTATGAGCAATATATTCACCGATGGACTAACCAACGTTTTCAACAAGCTGATCAATCGGCGTTCGGGTTTGTCGCAGAACGTGGTCGATGTGAACGTCTTGTCTGAACAGCAGATGAGGGCAGTCTACCGTACCGGGTTGGGTAGTAAGATAATCAGGATCAAGGCCGGTCAGTCTCTCAACGATACCCTGACGTTTGATTCAACAAGTGACCGGGAGTTCTACGAGCTACGCCTTGAGAGAGCAGTAAAGAAGGCCGCAAAGTTCATGATTGGATTTGGCCGGGGGATCATCGTTCTCCATTCTCGCGGTGATTCGCTGGAAAAACCCCTTGGCAATATCGACCCAGTAAGGATAAAGATCGATGTCTTCAGCGGCGACATGGTGACAGTCTCCAGTGTGAGCACCGACCTCAACGACCCCCGCTATCTCCTCCCCGAACATTTCCAGGTTAGAGGGCATACTATCCACTGGACCAGGGTGGTTGATTTTAAGTATGTTGAGCCGGTCGAACTAGACGCCCCCCTGTATAATTATGGAGGCATTAGCGAGTTCGAGCTTATCTATAATCAGATCATAAATGATGGGATAGTGGAACGGGCCTCCTCTGCCATCCTCGAAAAGTCCAGCAACTTTATCTACAAGATAGAGGGATTCAAGGATGCTCTGAGAGCCAATAAGGATGACGAGTTGTTTTCGTTCTTCGAGCGTGTGGAGGATATGCGGTCAATCTATGGCGCTGTGCTGATTGACTCCGCTGACGATGTGACCAACATAAACCAGACTCTAACCAACTTGGCAGAGGTTGATCAGATCACGCTCAGGCGTTTGTCTATGGTTACAGGTATCGTTCTCCCTATCCTGGTAGGTGAGAACGTCAAGGGTTTGAACAGCACCGGAGACAATGAGTCCAAGATCCACCAAGATATGCTCAGTGGTTTGCAATCCGAATTCCTCATCGACCCTATAAACGAGCTGCTGCGTAAGTTTGACAAGCCCCCTGCCTCCTTTAAGGAGAACCAGGGCCAGACAGCCGGCGAAAAGGTATCATTCGACAAGCTGGCTATTGATAACGCTGTGCAGTTGCTAGCCATGGGTGAAGATCACAGCAAGTACCTAAACGACAAAGGGGTGACAGAACCCGACAATTTCGAGGAGTTCTTTAGTGGCGAAGAGAGAGATCAAGGCGGAGAAGCCAACGAAAATCAAATCACCGAACTCCCTCAAATCTGAAGAGCGTAAGTTTGCCGAGGCCATGGAAACTATGGTTATAATGATGGCATCCATTTGGCGCAATCAGGTGATCGGTTCGCTCCAGGCTAAGACGGTGGATAAGTTCGAGGATGCCCAGATGGGCAACTTTGCCAGTATATTTCTGGGGCTGTCCAAATCTGTCAACCGCAAACTAATCAAGAGGTTTGATGATGACCGCATCGAGTCGTTAACTAAAAACATTCTCGGTAAGGTTAACAAGAAAAACCAAGAAGATCTCTACGGAAATGTAGAAGACAAAATAGGCATTAGCCAGAAGTTGTTAGTACAAACGGAAGGTCTAAAACCTCGCACCAATGCCCTAATGCTAGAGACAGCACAATGGTCTAAGAAGATGCTACACGATACTCTGGAGGAATTCACGGCCAACACTCTGCGCGGCATGACCTTGGGTTTGTCGGTCGATGAGATATTAGCTGAGTTTGATGATTTGGTGGGCAAGCGTCGGGAGAATGCCAAGTTCGTAGCGCGGAATCAGATCAGTAATTTTAACAGTATCATGACTAAAACCAGAGCGCAAAACTTAGGTATCGAAGAAGCTATTTGGGTAACCAGTAGAGATGGAAATAGAGTCAGAGAATGTCATAGAGATAGAGACAGAAAGAAATTCCGGCTTGATGAAGGATTGTTTTCTAGCTGCGATGGTAAAACCCTGCTGCCTGGGGTTGACTTTAACTGTCGATGTACATACGAATTACTGGTGCCAGAGGAGTAAAACATGGGTGAAAATAGTTTATACAAAAGACAAACACCAACTACCGGAAAACGCACGCTTTCCAATGACACTCAGGTTGATATCATTTCACCCAATGGAGGCCAGTTTTCCGAAGAGTTGACTGCCATAGGTGAGCCGTTCACGCTGTTTTTAACTAGGGCACTTGATCCAGATTTGACCATTACTGTCAACACTGCTGTCATGGATAAGGTAGTTAGGGTCAACATACCAACAGCAACACCTACAACTGCTGACATTTTATGTCTCAAAGAAGGCGACCACTTCAGCCAGTTTGACATTATTGGTGTAGCGTTAATTGGTGGAACGGTGTGG